ATGGATGGTCCAAAAGAAATCCGCATGGAATTAGGGATTAGTATTGAAGAAGCTGCAAGGAATTTAGGTATTTCAGGTGGATACCTATCGCAAATTGAAAATGGACAGCGACAAATTAGTACAGAGAGAGCTGATCAAATAGCCAAGCTATATGGGAAAAGAAAGGAAGATATTTTTTTACCTACTCGCTATTCGATTTGCAAAGTTTTGAAGTGATGAAGATTTAAATATTGGTATGTTAATAAAAAATAAGACCTGATTAATGAAAGTAGGTGAGAAAATGCCATCAACTAACATGGCAGTACCAACAGAACCGTCGCATAAACATATAAAAAGCACTTCAAGAGGTGACACCATGAGCCAACAAGAAGAATATGCGGCGACCTATGAATTTGGAAAAACGAAAGTCCATGTTGTGGCTCCTGAGCCAAAATCACAAAAGGATATTGATAAAATCCGTCAAGCATATTACAAGGCTGGTTGGGCCATCATCAAAGAGATACAAGTAAAAGCAAATGTTGAGGAATAGTTCCTCTCTTTTTATACGAAAAGTAGACAAGTTACATATGTACTAAGTTCATTGTAACCATTTGAAAACTAAATATGGAGGCGAACAGATATGGGAACAAGCATATACTGCAATTCAGCAATAGGAGAATTATTACAGAATGCTAGAGAATGTTGTGACAATGTTCAGCTGAAAACAAAGAAAGGGTTATCTAAGTACCTTGGTATTACGCATGAACGATTAACCCGTATTGAATCTGGACTTTCTAAACCAGAATTTGAACTTGCGATGGATTGGTGCCATGCAACAGGAGCAAAGTTGAATCAACAAGCTATTAAACATATTTATGGTGTTGGATTACCGCCTACAGATCCACGTTTAACTCAAGATGTAAATCTACAATTGATGAACTACATTAAACAAGCTGAAGAGGGAATTGCGGCAGCAAAGGAAATCATGAACTTACAAGTTACAACAAGGTCATGGAAGCATGATGAAAAAAAGAAACATGAATACGCAGTTCATGCAAAAGAAATCTTCGATACAATCCAAGCTACTCAATGTGTAGTACAAGCTCTTGAGCAAGTTCATTTTGGCATTATGGAACAAATACAAAGAAGTTGGTTGCAAAAGGCTATGGCGGAGAACGTTATTATTCAATCGGTGGATAGCTTAATGAATTTAACAAAGGTGCTTTAAGGGAGGAAGGAAAATGACAGTAGATTATAAGAAACCGAGTCTAAGAGAATACAAGGAATTAATTCGATATGATGCAAAACTAACTGGTGAAATTAAAATAGCAGAATTACTTAATGAGGATGTAAAAACAGTTGAGTTAAAGCAAGAGAAGAAATTGTTGGGGATTCGAATCAAAATTATTGAAGCATCATTTATTTTGAAACATAAATGGGTAAATAAAAAAGCTACCGCCTAGACAACAGTAGCTCTGAAAAATATCGTAAAGCAATTATAACATTATATAAATCATTTGGACAAGCCGCTGTGCTTGTCGTTATGACCAGAAAGGGGATTATTCCTCCCTTACCTCTACAATGTTCCTTTCTGGTTGTAACGATGCGTACAGCATCAATTTAAATAGAAAGGAGATGTAATTCATGAACGATAAAAACAATCGTCTTCATGATCTAGTTCTTCCTGGAGATTTTTCATTTGCGAATAAACTTCGTAACTGTATGAGTGAATGTATTCATAACATGTTTAATGCAGAATCAACCGAAGAATCAAATCACTGGGAAGAAGAGCTGGAGCGATGTATAAGAGAATTTAAAATGCTTCGTGATACAAAAGAGGAACATGAGGCATCTATGAGTTATCGTGTAGTGATTAAAGATTTAAGAGCAAGAGGAGTTAACGCTTCGTTAGTAACACGTAGAAAATAAAAAGATCTATCACTTGGCAGAGTGATAGACAAACGGTCTTGCAAAAGATCTTAGGATTAATTATATCAAATTAGCATTCATATAACAACGGAGTGTGCTACATGCTATTAAACAAATCGTTACATAGAGTGTTGCTGAACCCTGAAGTGTTTCAACAAGCAACATCAGAGCAACACCTAATTTACTTAGTAAAACAATATCTCAAAATAGGATACAAGAATTATCGCTTATTACGTGTAGAGGACGGATTCGCGATATGTAAACGGGAGGATGAATAATATGGCAGTTTATAGACCAGTACACGTTTCATTTTGGCAGGATTCATTTGTTTTAGATCTTACACCGGAGGAGAAGTATTTCTACTTATATTTGATGACAAACAGTAAGACGTCTCAATCAGGAATTTATGAGCTTCCACTTCGTATCATTGAAACTGATACAGGATATAACCGTGAAACTGTTATGAAGCTATTAGAACGTTTTGCTGAGTATGGAAAAATTAATTACAACAAAAAAACAAAAGAATTGTTCTTAATCAACTGGTTGAAATTCAATCCAATTAAAAATGTAAACATTGAAAAGTGTGTTTTAAAAGAGATTCAATCTGTGAAGGACCAGGATTTTTTAGTTGATTTCTATGAAACTTGCTTGCAATTAGAACGAGAACAAGATTTTAAAATCCCTCGTATTAAGGAGTATTTATCAGTCCGTTTGGAGGGGCTTATAAGGGGCTTCCAAGACCCTAGCAAGGAAGAAGAAAAAGAAAAAGAAGAAGAAAAAGAACAACAACAAGAAGAACGCGCAAGCGCGGAAGAAGTTGTTGAGGTTAATCCAATTTCTTTTTACGAGCAAAACTTCGGATTCGTTACACCTTTTATCGCAGATGGTATTTATGCTTGGATCGATGATTTAAATGCAGAGCTAGTTATTAAGGCTATGGAGATTGCTTTAGAGAAGAATACGAGAAACATGTCTTACGTAAATACGATTTTAAGAGACTGGCATCTTAAAGGTTTTAAAACAGTAACTGATGTTGAGGCAGCTGATAAAGCATTTCGTGCTCAGCGATTAACGAAAGCTCAGCAACAGACACAAACACCTTATCAACAAAAAGGCTTATCGGAATCTACTAAAAGCGTAATACAGCAGCAACAAGCATGGGAGCAGAACATTCCAACAGAAGAAGAACTCGCAGTACTTAACCAACAGAATGCGTGGTTGGCCAAATGAGTAACGATATGATTCGTAATGTAGAAGCTGAACAAAGTGTTTTAGGTAGCATTATCCAAGAAGGCGATTTAATTAAAGATTGTCAGCTAAAGGTAAAACAGTTTTCTTTACCAACGCACCAAGTGATTTTCAAGGCAATGAGAGAATTAGAGGATGCTGAAGTTCCGATAGATCTTGTTGCTCTCATTGGAAAATTCGATGAAAGCTTTATGCATCAAATTGGCGGAATTGAATTCTTTGTAAACTTAACAGAAGTTGTTACGACTACTAAAAATTTCTCGTATCACGAAGGCTTAGTTATCGAAGCTTGGAAAATGCGACATGCTCAGGAGGTTGCTGGTAACTTATATAACCGCCTTCAGCAAGATAGGGACATGAGTGCTATTAGTACATCAATTGATGAATTAAGCGCCATTGAAGAAACGGGTTACTCAGATGATTTTAACTTGAAAGATACGCTGGTTGATTTGTATAAGAACATGCAAATTGATGTAGGAGATTTAACCGGTATACCAACTGGTTATGACGACCTGAACAGAATGACAGCAGGGTTACAAGAAGGCGATTTAATTATTATTGGGGCCCGACCTTCAATGGGGAAAACAGCATTTGTGTTAAACGTTGCTTTTCATGCGGCAAGTGCTCATACAGCAACAGGAATCTTCTCGCTCGAGATGGGGGAGGAGCAGCTACTAAAGAGAATGATCTCAAGTACTGGAAATATAGATGCTACGAAATTAAAAAATCCTAAGAAGCTATGTAATTTAAAGGATTGGGAAAAGATTAGTCAAGCGATGGGATTGATTAATGATTTGCCATTAGAAATTTACGATAAAGCAAATGTAACGATGCAAGAGATTTATGCAAAGGCTAGGAAATTAAAGCGTAAGTACCCTGATAAAAAGGTTTTAATTGCAATTGATTACTTACAGCTTATTGTAGGGGGATCCAAAGCATAGAGGGAACCGCATGCAAGAAATCGGTGAGATTAGTCGTAAGTTAAAACTGATGGCAAGAGAGCTAAATGTATGTGTAGTTGCATTATCACAGTTAAGTCGTGCTGTGGAAAGCAGGCAAGATAAGAGACCGTTGCTATCAGATTTACGTGAGAATGGTCAAATCGAGCAAGATGCGGATTTAATTGCATTCTTATACCGTGAAGATTACTATGACCGCGAGACAGAAAATAAAAACATAACAGAAATTATTTTAGCGAAACAGAGAAATGGTCCAGTTGGTGTTGTTGAACTAGCATTTATTAAAGAATTTAGTAAGTTTGTAAATTTAGAGCGGAAGTTCAATCACCAACAGGAGGCCTAGTCATGTTGTTACGTCAGGAAGTAGAACGTAGAAAACTAGTAATTATTCGCAAACTATTAGGTCTGGGATTATCGGAAATTAATGGACAAACATTAGATCAACTAACGTTAACGCAGCTTGAAGGAATCTTAATTGCAAGCTTGCAGGTATTGGAGGGGAAAAACAATGCCAAAACAATTAACAATTTTTGACGTGGAACCAGTTGTATCATTTGATCCTAAGAAAGCTCATATTCACCGTTTGAGTTCAAAATTAAGGTATACAGATGTAGTTGTGCAAATACCACGTCAAGCCAAGGCGATTGATGAATTAAAACCAACGATAGCACCTGATGAGCGGTATGAGTTGTTTGAAGATTACGTAATAGGGATCTGGCGTTACAAACGAGCGGAGGATAAGCAATTTGTATGGGAAGAAGCAGAAGAAATGTGTAAGCGAGCACGGGATGAGAAAAAGCCGATTCCAATTCGGCTCCATTTGTCACTCGAACAATCATTTGTTCCAGAAAACGTTGTGCGATATTTGTAGACAAATAAAAAAAGCTGAGATCACTCTCAACTTACTTCGACAAAGTAATTATAACATATGGGAGTGATCTTGGTGGGAATTAGAAAAGAAAATCTTATTAAAATGACAGCTGAAATAGATTTGAAAATAAACGGAATATATATCGTTAAAAATGGTCAGGTCCAACTAATAGAACCGCCTCAAAGTGGATTTGGTGAACAATCATTTGTATATCAAAGTGGAAAAGTAATTCGTATGGAAGAACGAAAAACACAGTTATTATAATCAAATTTGAATTTTGTAGAAAAACGAGGTGAAAGTAATATGCCACCAAAGAAAGGGATTATCTGAGATGAGTTTCAGCTAATCCCGAACCAATCATAGAGAGGAGAATGTATATGCAAGCGAAGACAATGCCTAAAATTATTAAACTAATAAAAGCAAATGTTTTGGCTGTACCTTTCGGAGCCAAAATAGCTAAAACAATTGAGATAGGTATCAAAATTAAAACAGGACCGACAAAATACAGATTGAAAAATAAGAATGCAGTTAAAAACATTGAAATGAAACCAAAGTATTCTCTCATTGCGTTATCCCTTCTCGAAAAGTAAATAATACAGATTATACCATATAGAAAATGAATCAAAATGATTTTTCAATAAAAACGCTATTTTGTTAGAAAGCGAGGTGGATTAATTGAGAGTTGATAAAACTTTATCAGAATTGTGGCACCTTAGAGGTAATACAGATAAAGAAGTGAGTCGCCAGGAATATGAAGAAGAGGTTAAAGAAACAGCGTATATGGCTATAAACACCATACAAAAATTGCAGAGAAGAATAAGTGAGCTTGAATTAGAAAACGATCAATTGAAAGGTATAAATAAGCTTTCTTAATAAAAATTTCATTTTGTAGAAAAAAAGAACAGTCAGCTTTTAATAGCTGCTCTGTTCTAAGTCTGTCGGTTGCTGATTGGTTTGACGATTCATTTGTGCACTTAATTTTACAAGTAAATCACGATCTACAAGTAAAACATCATTAGCATCAGCTAATTTACGTGCTGGTGCTGTGAAATAATTATTAGTTACAACCCATGCATGGTTAGCATTATAGTATTTTTTTGCTGCAACGATTTCTTGAACAGCTTGGAGACTAACTTTATTACTATAACGTTTTGCTTGCACAATGATTGTTTCATTATTATCTTTTAGGATTAAATCAGCTCCAAAGTCACCAGATCCTTTTGTAACTTCTGTTTGGTATCCGAAGAATTCGTATAAGTAACTCAAGTATTCTTCAAATTGTCGTCCATTCATACGATCAATCTCATAAATACTTGATTGGCGAAGTTCTTCTATATAAATTTTTTTAAGTTTCTCCTTTTTTATATAATCGAATATTAAATAAAAGATTAAAAATATAAAATAAATAAAAATTATTATGTATAAGAATTTTAACAATTACTACATCTCCTTATAGTTGTTAATTACATTATATAGAATTTCTTTATTTAAAGGGAATTAAATTTGAACAAAATAATCCTTTTCTAATAAAAGGTTACTAAAATATGAGAAAATGATATAATAATCCAAATTAAACATTTAGTCCTACTGGAAGAACCAGCGGACATCGAACTATAAGAGCATTAGTGATATTGCTCTGTAGTTTGGTGTCCGCTATTTTGTTTTTATTAACAAAATATATAAGGGGTGTTTTTATATATGGCGCAATTAACTTTTTTACCTAAAATTGATCGCAAAGCAACGCAGACTCGTTTAGAAGAGATTCTTGAAAATGTTCGTATTTATAGACAACTTGGGATGATTAGACATGAGATGAAGGTTACAGCATCTAGCGAGGTAAGATATCACGGTCCAACAAATATAGTAGGGAAGCCAGCTGAAGATATTGCTTTAGCAAATGTTGCTATGAGTGAAAGAGAAGTGAAATTACAACGTTTATCTTTTCAAATTGATAAAGCATTAAGTCGTTTTAGTAAAAACCAAAGGGATATTATTGTAAAACGATATTTAGAAGATGAAGAAGTCTTTGATTACATGGTTTATAACGAAATTGGTATGAGTGAGCGTACGTATAGACGAAATAAATCTAATGCTTTTTATAAATTAGCTTTTGCTCTTAGATTAGAAGTTTATGAAACTGAAGAAACTGGAGGGAATGAATAATGAATTTTGTTCAGCCAATACGTGATCCAGAGCAAATACAGCAGTTAAAAGAGTACTTTAGGGAAAAGAGCTTACGTAATTACATTCTCTTCATTATGGGTATTAATACAGGTCTCAGAATCTCAGATATTTTGAAATTGAAAGTAGGGGATGTTAAAGGCAGTCACATATCTATGCGGGAAAAGAAAACAGGGAAACAGAAACGAATACAAATTACTGCAGCACTGAAAAGAGAACTTAAATGGTTTATTGTAGAAAGAGAAGACAATGAGTATTTATTGCAAAGCAGACAAGGTAGAAATCGTCCAATCGGTCGTAGCATGGCATATAAGATATTAAGTGGAGCAGCGGCAGAGTTTGGATTAGATGAAATCGGAACGCATACCCTAAGAAAGACGTACGGGTACCATATGTACATGCAAACAAAAAACATAGCATTACTCATGGAGATATTCAATCACTCGTCAGAGAAGGTCACGTTACGTTATATAGGTGTTAACCAAGATGCAATGGATAAAGCAATGACTAGGTTTAAAATCTAATTATTGCTTATTTCTTTTTCATTAAAAGTTAAGCACCCCAAATCCCCTTAAAAAAGTTGTATTCGGAATATTGTAACAAAATAAAAAAAGACTCTACAAGAGAGTCTTTTATCAGCTAATATTAAGCTTTTTGAACATTAGTAGCTTGTAGGCCACGTTGTCCTTGTTCTACTTCAAACGTTACACTTTGTCCTTCGTCTAAAGATTTGTAACCGTCGATTTGGATAGCTGAGAAATGTACGAATACGTCTTCTCCACCTTCACGCTCGATGAATCCAAAACCTTTTTCTGCATTAAACCATTTTACTTTACCTTGTTCCATAATTGTTGCCTCCTAGTGTGGATACCCACACATATGTTACTACCCTTGCTCAAATACCTTAGACGAAAAACAAAATTTATTCTTAATCTCAAGCCAAACAAAAATAGGTCTTTCTTAAATTAACACACTTTCTAAAAAATAGCAAATTTCAAAAATAAGTCCTTATGGTAATTAGCTACTAATAGTTGTTGCTGAAGAAAAAGTCACTATGATAGTCATCACAGCAAGAAATTGCCAAAGGATCTCAACAATATCATTGGTTTGATTTTTTTTAGACATTCAACAACTGATAAAATTAGCTATTTTCGAACTGAATTTTACTTCTGGTAACGATAATTATGTAAATAAGCTGTCCATATGGGCAGCTTATTTTATTTTTTTGCTTAGCGTAGGTTATTTTGCAAAATGCTGGTGGTATCTCTATACAGTTACTCATAATTTTCGTACTGTGTAACTCAAAAGACAAAGTTAAATGAAATCAATGATACTAAGGGATTTCACGATAGGGTCAGTTACACACAATATAAGATATGGGTAACTGAATATAAATGATAGAATGTTAAATAAAGAAAGGAGGGGAGACAATGCGAGAAAGAAATAAAGAAGATGAACGTAATAGAATAAAAGAAAGGTTACAAGAAGAAGTAAGAAAGGGGACACAAGATAAGGCCCAGATTATCAAAAGTATACAAGATATACAACAAAGTGCTATGGAGGTTATAAGAGCAATACAGCAACCTATTATAGACATACAAGATAGTTTTGTAGAAAATATGTACGTTTTTTCAGAGGTAAACCATCATATTACAAGTCTAATGGATATCATTGATTGGGACTCAATTAGTGATGCAGCAGCAGAGAGAATAAAAGAAATTGATATGTTATTGAAAGAACATGAGAAGAATTTTTGGTGCTTAGATTTTGAAATTTTTGATGCAGTTGAAGAGGGTGAGATGACTCAAGAACATATATCAGAATATGTTAGTAAAAATCTTAGTTCATATATAGAAGAGATTGTTAAAGATCCTATGTACGAACTTCATGTAACACTAATACAAGAGACTTATGAAGCATTTAAAGCAGGATATTATAAATTATGTGCTATGCCATTGTTTGCTGCATTTGAACATGTTCTTGCAACCTGGGGTGACGGTAATATAAATGTAGATATGGTATCAGTTAGACAAAAACCAATAATATTTAGGATTACTAAAGCAATTAATCCTGAAAAATATAGCGAGGTAGAAGAAGAACAATTTACTAAAGTTTTTTCACTCTCGGTAATTCGGATGTTACACAAAATATTTGTTGGCGTTCCAAATGAATTATGTCAAGAACTTAATCGTAATTCAATAGCACATGGTTTTCATGATTATGATGCAATTACTAAGACAGATATATTAAAACTGTTTCAATTGCTCAAATCTACATTAGTAATAAGGTACTTTGATACGAGGCTTGTTAGAAATTAAAGTAGTGGCAGAGTCGTGACCGCTTTTTGGCAGGAAATGTGCCGGTTGTTTTGGAAGCAACGTGATATATTTGTATTATGAGAAGTGGCGGAAAACACAACTCATAAAAATTCCTTTATAAACTATATGTTGTCTAAACGGTTTCATAATGACGGCACATAAAATCCGAAACCAGCAGATGGTAATGGTTGAATGATACCGTTATTAAGGAGAGCTTTTGCTCTTCTTCCAGTCACTTAATAATGTTGAGATAGCTGAATGTAGTAGTATTAGGTAATTGGAAGAAGGATAAAATTTCACATATCGTAATTAAAAGACAAATAAATAATTGATAGAAAAGCATCCATTCGGGTGCATTTATTTTGGATTACATATATAGAACTTAACATTTACTTAAGGTAAGTTATCATTATACAAACTATTTAAAAAATGGATTATATTAATAATATAATAAAATAAGAGAAGGAATTCAGATTTTATAATTGTTATTGTCGGTTATCGTCGAATGATTTCGCTAGAAAACTGTCATAATCTGTCTGATAATATAAATAGGGGGTGTCAGCATGGATTTAAAAACTTGTTCTTCATGCGGAAAAGAGTATTATCTTTTTCATAAAAGAAATCCATACAATGATGAAGGGTATGTTTTCCATTGTGATTGTGGACATGAGATTTTTAGCTATGGTAAAGGAACTGATGATTATACACTAATTGCTGTTGATGTGTATAAAGAAAGATTACAAAGAATAAAAGAAGAGGAAGAAAAATATCCAATTTGTGATTGTGGAATAAAAATGGTGCCTCAAACGGGCCCATATGGAAAGTTTTTTGGATGTGCTAAATTTCCAAATGGCTGTAATAAAACTGTTAAAAGATAATTTATATTAAAAGTGCAACTGATGAATGGTTGCTCTTCTGCTTTGTGTCGTAACTTAGCGAACTATAGGTATTGTTGATAGATTAAAGTAATCCGATAATTGAAAGATAGAGGGGGGCTATTTGATAGTGAACGAACAACAAGATATTGACTTGTTAGAAAAGGAATTTAAAGACTTAAAAGGAAGAATAAAAAAAACTAGACAATCAAGAATTGAAGCATCAAAAAGATTAAGAAAAAAGCATAATTATTATGAAAAGGTAACTCATTTTTATTCATTAGTGGTTTTAATACTTTCAGTGTGGTTTCTTAACCAACAAGGGGAATCGGGTACAACAGCAACTAAAATTCTTCTTGTGCTTTCATTATCTTTAACTTATTTCACAATGTTTTTAAGTTTGAGAAATTATAAGGAAAGAGCGGGGGATTTTGAAGCCAATTATCAACAATTGGACGTGCTTACAAATAAAATTGATAGGTGTAAAGCAAGTGGTGAAAAGTTAGATATTGTAATACTAAAGGGTTACCAGAGAGAGTATGAAAAATTAATTATCGGTAAGGAAAACCACCAGAATATTGATTTTTACATATCGACTCAGGATAACCGAACAAAATTCAAATCAGAAATATTGTATTATAATATAAAAGATAAAACAATGAACATACTAATAGCTATATATCCTATTTTATTAGTGTTAGTAATATATTTATTTACTAAAATTATAAAGTGGTTTTAAATCAATTGGTTTTAGCACTCAAGAGTGAGTGCTTTTTATTTTCCAAAAAAAATATATAAGTCGTGTGAAAGTTTAAAAATAGTATATTATCTTTTCCAATGAACATATTAAGTAAAGTGTAAAATATCATACGTAAAAGGTGGAGGAATATGAGTAGAAATAAGAAAAATAAAGAATTGAATAAGGTGAAGAAGTATTATTTTAATGAGGATAATCAGCCAGTAGCTGGTATAGAGTTAACTTTGCCACCTGATATAGGAAGCATGTTAGGCACGAAATCAGATGATGATGAAAGTAATAGTGAATAAGTTTAATCTAAGCATCCATTTGGGTGCTTTTTATTTTGGAGGAAGAAAAAGAACAAACAGCTATTATAGGTAACTTAATAAATAATGCTATTGGTTTGGGGTTAGTAGAGGAACATATTGATCCATAGAAATTAGAAAAGGCTGTAGTTTTGTGCAATGAAATTAGTGATGATATGACACTGAAACAAACAAGAAAATCACTTATTAATGTATTGGATAAAACGATTATTGAATTCTTATTGAGTAAGGAGTGAGGATAGATGCTGTGGTTATTAGGTTATCTAATTGTAGGTATGATATACGTTTCCTCTGGTATGCAATCAGGTTTACGTAAGATGTTGAAAGATGATGAGGGCGATACTAAACAGGAAGCAATTACTATCATAGTAATGTTCTTAGTTATGTGTATCTTCACGCCTGTGTGGCCAGCATTAATCACAATGAAGATTGCTAGTAAGTTTCATAAGAAAGAGATTGAGAAGTAGGTATGAAAGAATATAAAACCAAACAACAGAAGCGTAAGTTTTATGACAGTGTTGAGTGGAAGAGTATACGAAAACAAGTAAAGAAGCGCGACAACTATGAGTGCCAAGAGTGTAAGCGCAATGGTCGAGTTCAAACAGATACCAATGAATATAGTGAGAGCGCAAAGCGCAAGAAGATTCAACTCGTTGTCCATCATATAAAAGAACTTGAACATCATCCAGAACTTGCATTAGAAAAAGATAATCTAGAAACAGTCTGTGTGGATTGCCATAATAAAGAACATGGAAGATCCTTTGAAAAGAAACCGAACAAATGGGAAAACGATGAAAAGTGGTAAAAATGATTCAGTAATACTCCCCCCCCTTAAAATATTTCAGCAAAATTTGCTCTAAGGGGCACCGGAGGAGGGGGTCGTTTTTCCAGATTTTTAAGTTGTCTCGTATAGGACCCCTACCCAGTATGAAAATATGATTGAATCGAGGTGATATTATGGCGGATATTGATGAGCGTGAGGTGCTAGTTAACAAAGAAAAAAATCGTTTGAAAAGATTATTTAAAGACATCCCACCTAGTAAGTTAAAAGTGGTTGAAGGATTAATTATTCAGGCAGCAAGATTACGAGTTTTATTAAATGAGATGTGGATGGATATATCTGAGAATGGTGACTATGAAATGTTCTCACAATCTGATAAAACAGAGCCGTATGAAAGAGAACGACCTGTTGCCCGGTTATATAATACTCGTGATCAATCATATCAAAGGGTCATTAAACAACTAACGGATTTGTTGCCAGAAGGAAATAATAAAAAAGAAATTAAGAAATATTCGGCAAGTGATTTAATATGATTGTTCATAAGTATGTAAGTGAATATATAGAACTATATGAAATAGGAACAGTGGTATTAAATAAAGAACGTATCATGCTTATAAATTATTTAAAGCAAGATATATTAACTCGTAATGATTTACATTTTGATGTGGATTTAATTCATAAATGTGTAACTTTCATAGAAAAGTGGCATTTCAAATTAAATTCCTTTCAGAAATTTTTAATAGCATTTGTGTTTTTGTTTGATGAATATGAGGATGTTTATTTTGATCAACACTTCTGGATGATGGCAAGGGGTGCTGGTAAAAACGGATTGATTAGTGCATTGACACACTTCTTTATTAGCGAATTGCACGGTATTGAGCATTACAACGTATCGGTAGTTGCTAATACAGAAAGACAAGCTAAAACTTCTTTTATAGATGTTTATGAAAAGAATAAAAAACATGAAATATTAGACGAGTTATTTGTATCAACAAAACAATTGATAACAAATAAAGCTACTCGTTCGACTTTTGAATTTCATACGTCTAATGCAGGGAGTAAAGACTCGTTAAGGGACGGGTGTGTTATTTACGATGAGATACATAGATATGAAAATAGCGATGTTGTAGAAGTGTTCTCTAGCGGTTTAGGTAAAGTTCCTAACTCTAGGGAATTTTTTATTACCACAGATGGATTTGTTCGTGAGGGTTATCTTGACAAAATGAAAGAGCGAGCTATGAATATCCTGAAAGGGAAAGAAAAAGAAGATAGATTGTTTCCTTTTATTTGTAAGCTTGATAACGCTGAAGAAGTAGATAATCCTGATATGTGGGAAAAAGCAAATCCAATGTTTAGTAAGCCAATGGGTCAATACGCTAGAGGGTTGTTTAAGAAAGTTATGCGTCAGTATAAAAATCTAGAAAACGATCCGTCTAATAGAGAAAATTTCATGACTAAGAGGATGAATATACCGGAAGTAGATTTAACAAAGTCTGTAGCTTCATGGGAAGAAATCATGCGTACTGGTTTTGAAGAAGATGGAGAAACACTGAGAGAAGTTCCAGATTTAAAGCACAAAGTAGCAGTAGGCGGTCTCGACTTCGCCAGCATCAAAGACTTCGCAGCAGTCGGCTTGCTATTTAAACATGGTGAAGATTATATATGGAAAGGTCATTCATTTGTACGTAAAGGATTCTTGGACAAGGTGAAATTAAAAGCGCCTATTTATGAATGGGCTGAAAATGGCTTACTAACTATTGTGGATGAGCCGGTTATTAATATCTCTCATATTGTGGATTGGTTTGTAAAAATGCGTGAGATATACGGATTTAACACAATAGTAGCTGATACATTCCGTCTTGATCTTGTTAAAACAGCACTTGAAGCTGAAGGTTTCATATTGTTATACATCCGTAACCCAAAAGCTATTCATTCTTTATTAGCGCCAAGGGTAGAAACGTTATTTGCAAACAATCGTATTATTTTTGGTGATAATCCATTAATGCGTTGGTACACCAATAACGTCTACGTCCACATCAAAAAAGACGGCAACAAAGAATATTTGAAGAAAGATGAATTTAAGAGAAAAACAGATGGATTCCAAGCCTTTATCCATGCATTATGGCAAGCGGATAACATTCTTGTGGATGAATTCGACTTTATGTTAGACAGTATTAAATTCTAATAAAGGGGGTGATAATCATTGGATGGTTGGACGCAGTATTTAAAAGAAATAGTGAAGTAGGATTTATGTTTGATGTGGAAATGTTTATCGAAAAGGCAAATAGAGTCCATATGAAGCGATTAGCGATTGATACATGTATTTCTTTTTTAGGAAGAACAATAAGTCAGTCGGAATTCAGAGTGAAAAACGGTGAAGAATTTGAAAAGGATGAGCTTTATTACCGATTAAATGTTAGACCAAATAAGAATATGACAGCAAGTACCTTTTGGGAGAGTTTCATTTACAAACTTATTTATGATAATGAAGCTTTGATTATCCAAGCGGATGATGGTGATCTACTTATTGCTGATGACTTTGAACATAACGAATATGCTGTGTTTGAAGATACTTTTACAAATGTCACTGTAAAAGATTATCAGTTTAAAAGAAGTTTTAAACAAAGTGAAGTCATTCATTTAAGATACAGGAATGATAAGTTATCACCTCTTATCGATGGTTTGTTTACTGATTATGGTGATTTATTCGGTAGAATATTAAGTTCTCAAAAACGTAAGAATCAAATTCGCGGAACAGTTGATATGGACATGCTCGCTGCAAAGAGCAAAGAACACCAATCAAAACTGCAAGAGTTCATTGATAACATGTACAAAGCGATTGGAGAAAAAGATGTCGCTATCATTCCACAACAACCAGGTTTTAAGTATGCTGAAACGTCAGGTGGAGCAAATTCTGGGCAGAGTGTGGAGGAAATTAATAAAGTAACAAATGGCTTCTTAAATCAAGTAGCAATGGCTTTTGGTATTCCAACTGCTTTGATATATGGTGAAATGGCTGATGTAGAGAAGCAAACAAAGAATTACATGCTTTTCACAGCAAAACCTTTGTTAAAAAAGATTTCAGATGAAGCAAACGTTAAATTTTTTGAAAAAGAAGAGTATCTTTCAGGTCAAAAAATTGAAATTAAAGCTGTTTCTTATCAAAGTATATTTGATCTTGCGACAAGCATCGATAAACTCATTTCTTCAAGTGCATTTACAGGAAATGAAATTCGATTAGAAGTAGGATATGAAGTTTCTGATGATCCTAACTTAAATACACATCATATTACGAAAAACTATACGAAACTAACTGATTCTGAAGGAGGTGAGAATACAAATGACGGTGAAAATTGACGTTAAAGGACCAATAATTTCAAATGATGAAGCTTGGATTTATGATTGGTTTGAAATGGATGCTGCAAGCCCAGGTAAAATTTCAAAAGAACTAACTAATGCCAATGGTGATGATTTAATTGTATCGATTAACAGTCCTGGTGGTTATGTACACGAAGGATCAGAAATTTATACAGCATTAAAAAATTATCCTGGTAATGTGGAAGTTCAAATTGTTGGTTTGGCTGCAAGTGCGGCTTCTGTTATTGCGATGGCTGGTGATAAAGTCCGAATTTCACCTACAGCACAAATTATGATTCATAATGCTTCAATGTGGAATGGTGGAGATCATCGTGACATGGAAAAGGCAGCTGAAATGTTGAAAACAACAGATAGAGCAATTGTAAATGCTTATGTCATTAAAAGCGGTAAATCAGAAAAGGAACTACTTAATATGATGGCTGAAGAGACTTGGATGGGTCCGCAACAAGCATTAGAAAATGATTTTGTGGATGAAATTATGTTTATGGATAATCAGGTTAAAATGACAGCTTCAACTGCTATTGCCACCATGCTTCCCCAGAAAGTAATCGATGGCTTTAGAAATGGAACAATGAACAAAGGCCAAGGGATTACAAAAGAAGATTTAAATGCAGCATTATCAGGATTAAAAAATGAAATCCTGAATGATTTACAAAACAATATAGAAGAACCAAAGGAGCCGAATCCTAAACCTGTAAAAAACAGTGGGATTAAAGGGCTCCTTTTAAAATTATAAAAATTGGGGGAAACACATAATGACGATTAAATTTAATAAATCTGAAGCATTTAATAAAGCAAAAGCAAAATTGACGGACACTTTAACTAACGCGGAAAGTACAGAACAAGAACAAACGTCAGCGTTTGAAGGTTTCTTTGATGCACTACAAACAGATGTAGCAAATACTGTTCGTGAACAAGTAAATAACGATATGCTTGATCGTTCAATTTTACAGCAACGTGGTCAAAATGTTTTAACTTCAGCAGAAACAAAATTCTTCAATGCAGTTGTTAAAGAAGGTGGATTTACAGATGGCTCAATCCTTCCTGTAACGACTCAAGAGCGTGTGTTTGAAGATTTAGTTACGGAACATCCCTTATTAGCTGAAATTGGTTTGCAAGATTTAGGAGCAGTTACGAAGTTTATTTATTCTGATGCAACGAAGGCGTATGTATGGGGCGAGTTATTCGGTGAAATCCGTGGGCAAATTGATGCCATCTTCAAACAAGAAAAAATTGGTCAACTTAAATTAACTGCATTTGCAGCAATTCCAAATGATATGAAGGAACTTGGCCCGGAATGGATTGAACGTTATGTTCGAACTGTTTTAGTAGAAACATATTCTGTCGGTCTAGAATTTGGCTTTATTAATGGTGGCGGATCTGTAGCGCATCAACCAGTTGGTTTAATGAAAGATGTAAATCCAGAAACAGGCGCTGTTACTGATAAAAAATCTTCTGGTAAACTAACATTTGCTCCGTCTGATAAAGGGGTAATTGTAGCAGGCGAACTTTATGAAGTAGTAAAAGCTTTATCTGTTGATGCAAAAGGGAAATCCAGAAAAGTATTAAATAAAATTGTAATGGTAGTTAACCCGATTGATGCGATTGGCGTACAAGCACGTAATACAATCCAGACCGCAACAGGTCAATGGGTAATGGCATTGCCTTATAACATTAAACCTGTCGAGTGTGAGGAAGTTCCTGTTGGTAAAGCATTATTCTTTGTAAAAGGACAATATATTGCTGCAATCGCAGGTGGATACAAGCTAAAAGAATTTGATCAAACATTAGCTTTCGAAGATGCTACTCTTTATACAATTAAACAATTTGCTAATGGGAAACCAAAAGATAATAAAGCGGCTCTTGTTTACGATTTAGCAATTTCATTTACACCACCTGCAGAAACAAAATCTAAATAAAGGGTGAAATGAATGAGAAACGCAACGATTTCAGATGAAATATTGCAAGAGTTCAAAGAAAGGATGCACTTAGGAGATGAGGAAGACGATAACCTAAAGCGTATCCTTTCTATGTCCAATAAGGCTTTATTAAGAGTTTGTGGCGATTATGGTTTAAATAATAACGAGGAGTTCAAGGAATTAGTCTTTGAACGCTCTCGTTATGCCTATAACGATGCCTTAGAGTATTTTGACAAGAATTTTTTAAGTCAGATTAATAGTTTAGGTGTTGATAAAGCGTTAGAAGAAATTAAATTGGACGGTGATTAATATGCGTCCTTTTCAGTATAAGAAACCATTGAATACGGGAGATTTTCGCAATCGAATTCGTATCGAACAACCTGTAGTAATAAAAGATGAATTAAACCAAGTAATCGAAACATCTTGGCCAGAATTTAAAAAAGCCTGGGCGATGATAAAAACAGTGAAAGGATCTGAGTACATTGAAGCTTCCGCTTCACAAGCTACACGAGTTTATCGATTCGTAATTCCATACACTTCTGGTATTACGGAAGAAATGCGAATTAATATGAAAGGTCGTATCTTTGATATCATCGAACCGCCAATGAATGATGATGAAATGAATCAAACATTGACTATAATCGCAAAGGAGTATGTTTAATATGAATGATTTTGCGGGAGAGCTTGCTAGAGAATTACAAAGATATGCAAATGTTGTAGAAGAAGAATTGATAAATGCACAAGAAGATGTAGCTGATATCGCTGTAGGTAAGTTAAGACAGAATAGTCCTAAGAAAACAGGTGGTTATCGTAAAGGTTGGCGAAAGAAAAAAGTTGATAAAGCCGTTGTTATCCATAATACAAAGGGACAATTAACGCATCTTTTAGAAAATGGCCATGCGAAAACTGGTGGTGGCCGCGTACTGGAAAAAGTGCATATTCGTCCTGTTGAAGAGTATGTAATTGATGAATTGCCGAAACGTATTGAAAGGGCAATTGAATCATGACATTAACATTAGGAGAATTTATAAAAATCCTTGAAGCTACAGGTTATCCTGTGGCTTATTCGCATTTCACAGCAACACCAGGGAATCCAGTTCCAGCGCCACCGTATATCTGTTTTCTTGTGGATGGGTCAGCAAATTTAATGGCTGATAACAAGGTGTATCACAAGATAAATGATGTAAATATAGAGCTTTATACAACTAAGAAAGATTTAGTTGCGGAAGCCAAGCTAGAACAAGTCCTAGATGATCACGAGATTCCTTATGACTCGTATGGGACTTTTATTGAATCTGAAAATATGTATCAAAAATTTTATGAAACGAGGTTGATATAAATGAATGAAAATAAAGTAGCATTTGGTTTAAAGAATGTCCACTATGCGCTTTTCGATATTAAAGATGGTGTAGTTACATTTAATACACCAATTCCATTACCTGGTGCGGTTGAATTAACGTTTGATCCACGAGGGGATTTAATTGAATTCTACGCTGATGACATGCTTTATTACGCTGCAAGTAATAACCAAGGGTATGATGGAACGCTTTCCATTGCGACTATTCCGGAACAATTTGCAATTGATGCACTAGGAGAGGAATTAGACGAAGAAGATGGTGTGTTAAATGAGTTAGCCGATGCGAAAGGAAAATCATTTGCATTATTATTTGAATTTGATGGTGATGTACGAGCAACTCGACACGTTATGTTTAACTGTTCTGCAAGTCGTCCAACACTTGCATCTAAAACGAAAACAAATTCAGCAGAGCCAAATACAAATGAACTTAAATTTGTATCCAGTCCTATTGATATTAATGGAAAACGTATGGTTAAAACGAAAACTACTACTAAATCAAAAGCAGATATTTATAATAATTGGTACAAAAAAGTGTATACAAAAGTACCTGCATTACCAAAAGGAGCGTAAGTAAATGGAAAAGACAATTACAATAGACGGAAAACAGGTCAAATTAAAAGCTAATGCAGCATCAGCCAAGCGATATAAGGCGCAATTTAGACGGGATTTATTTGCCGACATGTTTAAATTAGGAGCTATAGGTACATTCGCTTCGCAAGATGCAACAGAAGGTACTATTGATTTTTCTAACTTAGATTTCGACAAGGTAGATTTTGAAGTTTGTTACGATTTAGTTTGGTTATACGCTAAAACAGCTGATCCTGAAATTCCAGACCCGATGACTTGGTTAGAAGGATTTGATGAGTTTCCTATTTACGATATAATGCCGGAAATTAATGAGATGGTTCAAAAAACAATGGGAGCAAAAAAAAAGTAAAGAAAATTAATGGGGAGCAAGGGACTTTCAGTGATGAAGAATTAAGCACTGAATTGTTCCTTGCTCTTTGTTATGAAGCAAAGCTCACATATTGGGATTTAGAAGTGATGACGATTGGTGATTGCTTTGATTATATAGCTGAGTATGCTGAAATGAAAAATCCAGGACAAGAAAAAGTTCGAAAAGCAACTCAAGAAGACTTTAATGCTTTCTAAGAAAAAGGGGTGAGATAATGGCAGGAGGAAAAATTAAAGGAATTACGATTGAAATTGGAGGGAATACGCAACCGTTACAAAACGCCTTAAAAGACGTGAATAAGCAAAGTGATTCTTTGACTAAAGAGTTAAAAGATGTTGAACGTTTATTAAAGTTTAATCCTGGTAACGTTGAGGCACTTGCTCAAAAACAACAGTTGCTTACACAACAAATTGAAAAAACTACACAAAAGCTCGATAAATTAAAAGAAGCGGAGCAACAGGTTCAAGAGCAATTTCAAAATGGGAAAATTTCAGAAGAGCAGTACCGCGCATTTAGGCGTGAAATTGAATTTACACAAGGGTCACTTGATGGTTTGAAAAACAAACTCGGTAATATGAAAGCCGAACAAGAAAATGTAGCAAGTTCAACACGACAATTAGAAACTTTATTTAGTGCTACAGGAAAAAGTGTTGATGATTTTGCGAGCGCATTAGGTAATCGTCTTGTAAATGCAATTAAAAGTGGATCGGCTACAAGTCGACAGTTAGAGCAAGCAATTGGTCTTATTGGTCGTGAAGCTTTAGGAACTGAAGCTGATATTGAAAAATTACAACGTGCCCTCCGGTCTGTGGATGCTGGGAACTCTATACAACAAGTACAAAATGAGTTAAGGGACTTACAACAAGAAGCTGGCAGAACCGAGAAGAAGTTTGAAGGTCTAAAAGTAGGATTAGAGAATGTTATCGGTGGATTAGCAGCTGGTGGTGGAATTGCAACAGCTGTTGAAAAAGCACTTGATATGTCAAAATTGAAAACCAAAATTGATATATCTTTTGATGTCCCTGAATCCTCGAAAAAATCAGTAGAAGAAGCAATAAGAGGCGTAACAGCTTATGGAGTGGATGCTGAAGAATCACTTGCTGGTGTACGTAGGCAATGGGCTTTAAATAAAGATATTAGTGATGAAGCGAATGCATCTATCGTTAAAGGTGCAGCAACAATCGCGCAATCCTATGAAGGTATAGATTTTACAGAGTTGATTCAAGAAACCTATGAAATAGGAAATGAATTAGGAATAACGCAAGATAGTGCTCTTGGTATGGTTGATGCTTTGTTAAAAATGGGATTTCCGCCAGAACAGTTAGACATCATTGCTGAATATGGTAGCCAGCTAACCCGTGCAGGCTTTAAAGCTGAGGAAGTTCAAGCCATTATGGAAGCAGGCGTTGAAACAGGTAGTTGGAATTAGATTATAGTTCCCTTGTATGGTGACGTACAATGAAAAACTCCTTTAATTCAGTGAAACTCTCAAATGAGACAATACTGAGCGAAGCCTTTTAATTAAGGAACGTGCAACGACTAGTCGAAAGACGTAGGGTGTAAGTAAATGACACTCGAAACGGGGAGCAACTCAAGTAGTTGAAGATATAGTCTAATCTATACGGTGACGTATAGCAGTTCATAAGAGAACGGGCGTGACGTTGCGAATCACGTTGAATATAAATGATTGATAATCTCTTAGACGGACTGAAAGAAGGTAGGGTCCAATTAACTGAATTCGCACAAGGAGCTGATAAGGCCTTAAAAGAAGCGCTTGACGGTTCTGGTATTGCAACTGAACAAATAGAAAAATGGGGAGCATCTGTCGCTAAAGGCGGAAGAGATGGCGCGGCAGCGATGGTAGAAGTAGCTAAAGCTATTGACGGAATAGAAGACCCAGTTAAGAAAAATCAGGTTGGGGTTAAAGTTCTAGCCACTATGTTTGAAGATCAAGGTCAAAATTTAACAAACACTTTAATTGAAGCTTCTAAGAAAACAAAAGATCTTCAACAAAACCAAGACAACTTAAATGAATCTGTTAAAAAATTAGATGCAAATCCAGCTGTAAAGTTCCAAAAAGCGATGGGCGATTTACAAATGGCTCTTGAACCTATACTAGGAGTAATTGCTGATGTTGTTGCTAGTATTGCTGATTGGATTTCTAATAATCCAGAATTAGCAGCGACATTAGCAGCAGTTGCAACGGCTATTGGAGTAATTTCAGGGGCACTTATGGCTATTGCACCAATTGTTGTATCGGTCATGGGGGTATTTGAAATTGGGGCCGCCGCGGCACTAGGTATAGTTGCTATTGTTCCTATTATCATAGCCGCTATAGTTGCTCTAGGAGTGGCTATTTATAAAAACTGGGATGATATTAAAAATTGGACAATAGAAGCATGGGATTCTATTAAAGAGTACTTAGTAGAGCTTTGGGACGGGATATCCCAATCCTGTAGTGAAGCATGGTCTTCATTTTTAGAAGCAATGCACGAATTTTTTGATCCGGTAGGTCAATTTTTTAGTGATTTATGGGAGGGTGTAAAGCAGGCGTGTAGCGATGCATGGAATTCTACTGTTGAATTCTTTTCTGAAGCATGGTCTTCTTTCGTAGAAATGATGCATAGTTTCTTTGATCCGATAGGTGAATTCTTTAGTAGTTTATGGTCTGGCATTGTTGAAACTGCTTCCTCCTGGTGGTCCTCTTTAGTTGAAACAGCATCTGAATTGTGGGGAACATTAACGCAAGCATGGCAAGAAACATGGGATACAATTCTTACTGTTTTAGATCCAATTATTTCGGCAGTTTCTACCGTTTTAGAAGCTGGTTGGTTGTTAATACAGGCAGGTGCACAAATTGCATGGGCGGCAATCTGTCAATATATTATTCAACCGATTCAGGAAGCTTACGACTGGGTAAGTACACAAATCGGTGAAATGGTCACTTGGCTTGGTACACAATGGGAAATTGCAAAAGCTATGGCACAAATTGCTTGGGGACTATTTAAGCAATATATTATTCAACCTGTTCTAGAAACTTGGAACTTAGTAAAAGAAAAGTTCAGTGATTTAGTTTCTTGGTTAAATTCACAATGGGAGACAGTTAAATCATATACATCAGCAGCATGGGGGTTATTTAAACAATATATTATAAAACCTGTACAAGATACTTGGAATTTAGTAAAAGAAAAGTTTAGTGATTTATCCAATTGGATGTTAGGAATTTGGGCGAAAATAAAAGGCTATACACTTGAAGCGTGGAAGATGGTTTACACATACATCGTTGAACCAGTTATTTCAGCTTATAATTCTGCAAAAGAGAAATTCAATGATATGTACAATACAGCACGGGAAAAATTTGATTCTGTTAAGAATGCAGCTCAAGAAAAATTTGAAGCGGCAAAACATTTCATTATAGATCCAATTAAAGATGCAGTTGACAGTATAGAAAAATTTATTGGAAAGATTAAAGGATTCTTTAGTGACTTGAAGTTGAAAATTCCAAAACCAGAAATGCCACCTCTTCCACACTTCAGCTTACAAACTAGCACGAAAAATGTTTTAGGTAAAGATATTACATTTCCGTCAGGAATTAATATTGATTGGCGTGCAAAAGGCGGTATCTTTACTAAACCAACTATCTTTGGAGTGAATGGCGGAAACTTGCAAGGTGCAGGAGAAGCGGGGCGAGAAGCAGTGCTTCCTCTAAATAAAAAGACACTTGGAGATATTGGTGCAGGAATTGTGGCGGCCATGCCACGACAACAATTTGCTATGCCGAGAGAAATAAATCAACTAATGGGTGACATTAGCCGTATAATGGCTAGTTCTGTGAGTCAATTATCAGGATTAAAGAGTGTCATGAGTGGTGTGTATGGAAGCATGTCAAATAGTAGACAAGCTATGGCAAACAGCGTATCAAATCAAGTGATTAATTACGGATCTGGTTCATCTTCTAGTGGTGAAGTTATTCCAATGCTTGGTGGAGATTTAGTTATTGAAGTGCCTGTTAATTTAGAAGGAAGAGACGTGGCACGCGGTACTTATCGCTATACAACCGAGTATCAAGAAAGAGAAGCAAAAAGAAACTCAGCCTTTTAGGTTTGGGTTTCTTTTATTTTATAAAGAAATGAGGTGTTGGCATGAGTTCTTTTACTTTTAACAACCAACGAAAGGGGTACATTCAAATAGAAAAGGGATGGAGTCCACCAACATGGGCACCTCTAAAACGTAATTTCTTAAAAACACCTGGATATCCAGGTGCAAGATTATTAGGAACGGATACAGACCCTCGTCCACTTCCTGTCCCTGTAGGAATTATCGTTCCAGATGGAACAGATTTAGAAACGTTAAAAGAAGAAATAGCAGCATGGTTAATTACAGAAGAAGCAGTTGAGCTAGTATTTGATGCAACTCCTGATCGAACATATTTAGCTATAATTGATGAAGATTTTAATCTTGATGATTTCGTTACGTTAGGTAAAGGTACTTTGAAGTTTATTTGTCCGATGCCTTATAAATTAGGACCCACCCGAACAGTAGAATTTCAAACAGGTGCACTGGGGTTAATGGCAAACGTTCAAAATAAAGGAACTGTTCATTCTAATCCTATTATTGAGATCGACATTACGAAACCAAACACTTTTTTAGATGTATGGTTTGAAGATGAATATTCAAAGGAACCGGATTATTTCCGTATTGGAGTGCCATTAAAAATGGAACAATTGCCTGTAGAAAGAAATCAACGTCTTATATGGGATGAAATGTCCACAACTGTAGGGTGGAGTAAGGTTAGTTCTATGGAAGATGGTAATCCAGTTGGTGAAATGAAAACAGATAGTTACCAATTCTATTGTTCGGACTATGGCTCGGGTAATGGATGGCATGGCGCAGCTGTTAAGAAGAGTATCCCTGGTGGGCCAGTACAAGATTTTATTATGCAAGCCCACGTTACATGTAAAAGTAAAAAGATCAATGAAATGGGACGAGTTGAGATAGCAATACTCGATGAAAACAGCAAAGTTCTTTCAAAAATTGCCATGAATGACCTCTATTGGCAAGCTGAACAAAATTTTGGAACGATGGTAATTGGATATGATAATAAGCCTGGAAAAACAGGTTTAATCTATGAGAGTGGTGATTATCCGAATACATGGAATCAGTATTATGGTAGGTTGTGGATTGCTAGAACCGGTAATGATTGGGAAGCTTATATTTCAAAATTTCTTCCTGGAACAGAAAAAGATGATTCAGAACGCTTTGCAAGATGGACCGATAAAGACAATAAACATATGGAAAAAGCAGCTCAAATACAGATTAGTATCATGCAGTGGCAAGATGTTCCGCCAGTAGAAGCGATGACAGTTTCGGATTTGAAATTTTGGAAAGTGAATTTAAATAATCAAAATACACCGCCTTATATAGTCGATGTTGGTGACAAAGTCGTAATTGATACAGAAAATAGTCATGTAATGATTGAAGGGAAGGATGCGATTAATATTAAGGACATTTTCAGTAATTTTCCTATCATTAATAAAGGTATTAATACACTAGAAATCATGCCTTCTGATATCGGAACAGCAAAGGTTAAATATAGGGAGCGGTTTAGATGAGAACACCAAGTGGAGTCTTACATATTATTGATTTTAAAACCAGTCAAATCGTTTCAGCTATACAACCAAAAGATTATTGGGATGATAAACGTCATTGGGAAATCAAGAATAATATCGATACTTTAGAGTTTAAAGTATTTGATAACACGAAATATGCAGCAACACTTATGCAACAAAACTTAGTATTAAAAGAAGTAAGGGATGGGCGTATTGTTCCGTATGTAATCACTGAAGTAGAAAAAGACCCTGACGATAGATCAGTAATTACTTATGCATCAGGTGCATGGATTAATCTTGCTAAAGATGACTATATTCGTCCGCAGAAAATTGAAGGTAAGACAGTAAATGAATTTATGGATATTGCTCTTGTAGGTACAAAATGGAAGCGTGGTAAAACGGAGTATGCTGGATTTCATTCTATGACTATTGATGAATTTATAGATCCATTGAGTTTCTTAAAAAAGATTGCTTCCCTATTTGAACTAGAAATTATATACCGTGTTGAAGTGGTTGGTTCTCGAATTGCAGGTTGGTATGTAGACATGGTGAAAAAAAGAGGAAGAGAAACAGGAAAGGAAGTCACTTTAGGTAAAGATTTAGTTGGAATTAAACGTATTGAAAACTCACAAAACATTTGTACAGCTTTAATTGGCTTTATCAAAAAAGAAGGTGGAGAAGTTCTCACTATCTCAGATATAAATAAAGGTATTCCATATATTGTGGATAACGATGCATTTCAACGTTGGAATGAAAAAGGTAAACACAAATTTGGATTTTATACTCCAGAAACAGAAGAAGATATAACACCAGAACGCTTATTGACTCTTATGAAAATAGAGTTAGCAAAACGTGTGAATACCGCTGTCTCTTATGATGTTCAAGCACAAAGTATAGGGCGTGTATTTGGACTGGCTCACGAGTTAATCAATGAAGGAGATACAATCCGAATTAAAGATGTTGGATTCACACCTAAGCTTTATTTAGAAGCAAGGGCAATCACTGGTGATGAATCACATACTGATCCTTCGCAAGATAAATACGCATTTGGTGATTACCGTGAGATTACAGATCCAAATGAAGAACTACGAAAGATTTACAATCGTATCCTTAGTTCACTAGGTAGTAAGCAAGAACTGATAAATCAGTTAGATAAATTAGTGAAAGATGCAAATGAAACAGCTAATAATGCTAAGAGAGAATCAGAAGTAGCAAAAACACTGGCTGAAAAAGTTCAAGAGAATCTTAAAAATAATACGGTAAATATAATTGAAGCTAAAAATCCACCGACCGATAACCTTATAATAGGCAAGACGCTATGGCGAGATATTAGCGACGGTAAACCAGGTATTTTAAAAGTGTGGAACGGTAAAGGGTGGGAGCTTCTTATTCCTGATGTGGAAACTATCAAGAAAGAAACAATAGAGCAGGTTAATAAGGATATTAAACTTACAAAAGAAGAATTAAATAAAAAAGTGGAAGAAGCGCAAAAAGAAGCTTCGGGACAATTCAAGGAAGTTAAAAATAGTCTCCAAGAAGTTTCGCAAACTATTAAAAATGTACAAAACTCTCAAGGTGAAATTAATAAAACTGTCTCTGAAATGAAACAAACCAACGAAGGTTTTACTAAATCTATTGAGTTATTAACAAAAAAAGATGGTGAAATCACTGGAAAATTAAATACAGTAGAAGAGACTTTTGAAGGTACAAAAAAGACAATCTCTGAGGTGCAGCAAACAACAAATGCTTTAAAGAAAACCACAACTGAAATTACTGAAAAGGCTGGTCAGATTAGTGAGAAGTTGGAGAGTGTAGAAAAGAAAGTTAATAACGATAAAGCTGGAGGACGTAATCTGTTATTAGATTCAAATGCTAAATACGAAAAAACAGATTATCTAATCAATCCATATTCTTTAACCGAAAATTTCTCTACAGGTGAAGAATATACATTTGTAATTAAAGGTAGCGTTCCGAAGGGGCAGAAGTTCGGGATTTGGCAAAATGGTGGTTCGAATAATGTTGGATATGCAACAAGTGTTTATGCGAATGGAATTACCTATGTAACTTTTAAAGCTGTAGCAGCAACGAGTGGAAATGAAAGAAAGTTGAGTCTGTATAACTTTCCAAGTAACACTACAAAAGCCATTGTAGAATGGGTTGCTTTATATAAAGGTAATAAGCCACAGGATTGGACACCAGCTCCAGAAAATCAAGTAACGAGTGATGAATTCACTAAGAAAACAACCGAGATTGAAAAAAGTGTGGATGGTATTAAAGAAAATATTAAAGTGGCAGAAAAAACACAAACCTCTTTTAATGAACGTGTTAACACTGTAGAAAAGAATGCAGAAGGAACAACTGCAAGCGTTAAAAAATTACAGGAAACACAAACTGAGCAAGGGAAAACATTAACTCAGGCTGCCACAACGATACAGCAACACTCTGAAGCATTGAAATTAACATTGAAAAAGAAAGATGTTGAGGATTATGTAGGCGGTTTAGGTACTGTCAACGAGTTGCGTGATGCTGATTTTAAGTTAGGACAGAAATATTGGTTTTGGAATAGTGGTAATGGGGCTACTGGTTCTGTTGATACGAATTTAAAATACAAAGGTATGAATACATTTGCAATTACCGTTACTGGCCAGACTCAAGATCGTTGGTGGGGACTTATAAGTCAATTCATTGAGTGTCAGGTTAACGAAGAATTTGTTGTATCAGGTTATTTCAATACTGATGGGAAAACACCTATTGATAGTGGCGGTGCATTTATAGAAATTGAATGGTGGACTGCTGACAAAAAAACTCGCATTAAAACAGCTAGAACGAATATCAAGGTTGTAAATCATACATGGGTTCGTGCTGTATGTTCAGATAAAGCACCTGCTAATGCAGCGTTTGTGAGATGGCGTTATTACGTTACAAGAAATGGGCGTTTATGGTGTGCTGCACCTATGTTACAACGTGGCACTATAGCTACAGAATTTTGGTTGCATCCGAAAGATCAAACTGATGTTGATAAAATGCTAGAAGATATAGCTAATAGAGTAGCTACTGAGAAATACAATCAGAAAGTTACAGAGTTAGAAAGAAGTATTGGCGCAAATGAAAAAGGTATTACAATCGTTTCTGGGAAACAAGAAACGTTTATAAATGAGACTTATAAGGGCTATGTAAGGAAAACGGAATCTAGGTTAGAAGTGTTAGATGAAGGGATTCTAGCGCAGATTTTAAAGGACGGTATTGTCACTGCCATCAATATGTCCCCTGGGAAAATTACAATTAATGCTGCAAAATTGGATATTAATGCAGATACAATGGTCAAATGGCTAACAGCGAAAGGCATTGATACGAATCTTATTAGAATTAACGGTGACAAGATAACCATTGATAAAGATGGTGTAACTGTTAAAATGCTAGACTTCCTATTCCAAGATGAATGGGGAACAAAAACAACTGCGGTATCAAGGCGAAACCTAATAGCGGATCCCGACTTTTCGAGTGTTACAAAGAAAAACATTGGACATAACGATTATTATGGGTTTGAAGGTGGATATGGTCTTACTTGGAGGTCATGGGGAAATGTCGTAATAGAAAAGAATACACATATATTCGATTACGAGCAAATGGTGAATGCTACAAGGGTAGACATGTATAACTATCCAGAAGCAATCGTGAATAATGGCATACATCCGGGAAATGAATACACAGTATCTGCTCACTTTAGAGCAACTATGATAAATGGTGTACGTAAAACAGGGAAACCACGCTTACATGTATGTTGTGTTAAATTCCGAGACAATGTAAGTTACGATATATGGAATGAACAAAAAATGGACTTTCCTGAGCCGTCTACATTTTATGGAGAAATCAGAAGATATTCATTTACCTTCAAAGTGCCGAAAAACTATATTCCGCAACAACACGCATTGATTATTAAAGTTTGTTCTGGAAGTGCTGACATGAGACAAGGGACAGCGATTTGTGTAAGTGGTGTAACGCTATACAGTGGTAAATATGCATCTATGTATAATTGGGATCGTGCAGCAGCAGAAAGAGCGGATGGCATTCAGCCGTTTAACGCACTTGCTATAGGTGGTGTGAATAATAATATAACTCCAGCACCAGACGGCCAAACGTTTGATATAAGTACAGAAAAGGATGTAAAAGTTTTTTCTAATATAAGGGCGATGCAAGGAATTAATTTAGGTGGCGGTGGATTCCAACAGTGGGGACATATTCGTTTTGTAGAAGGAAACCGAGGGTTAGGATTCTATGTCTGTAACTCAAATGGATGGCACTTTAATAGTTTGGGATAAAGAAGAAAGGAGTAATAGTATATGAATCAGAATTCAGCTGTTACACCTCCACAACGTGGGGATGTAACACCGTTTATGGGATATTTAGTAGAGTTGGAAAGATCTGAAGCTGGAATTTTTGTAAACATCCCCATCAATGTATTAAATAATGCAGGACTTTTAAATGGCATGAATAAAGTCGAGGTATGGAGGGAACTTGATGGAACTATAAGCTTTAGAATCGCAACAAGATGCGAAATCTGTAAACGTGGAGCACGTCTATATGAACTAGATATGGGATTTGCGAAGAAGCACATTTGCATGGACTGTTATACATCGCTTACTGGTTCTTATCCACCACAAGGACCACCAACATCAACTAATGAAAATAATACGCAAACAGAGCAGGAGCAGCATTAGCTGGTCTTTTTTTATTGCCTAAAAAGGAGATGAGAACAGTGGAAGATGCGATTTTCAACTCAGTCATTCAACAAGGTGCATTTGCAGCGTTATTTGTGTGGATGCTATTTACTACACAAAAAAAGAATGAGCAACGTGAAGAAAAGTATCAACAAGTAATTGATAGAAATCAACAAGTAATAGAAGAGCAAGCAAAGGCTTTTGGATCTATCTCTAAAGATGTAACAGAAATCAAACAAAAACTATTTGAAGGAGATGTTCAATAATGGGATATATCGTTGATATTTCAAAATGGAATGGTAATATTAACTGGGATGTAGCAGCACTGCAATTAGACTTAGTAATTGCTAGGGTACAAGATGGTTCTAACGTAGTTGATCATATGTATCCAAGTTATGTTGGTGAAATGAAAAAACGTGGTGTTTCTTTTGGTAACTATGCGTTTTGTCGATTCGTTTCTGAAAATGATGCACGTGTAGAAGCTCGTGACTTTTGGAATCGTGGAGATAAAGATGCATTGTTCTGGGTAGCTGATGTGGAAGTGAAAACAATGGGGAATATGTTAGCTGGAACATTAGCTTTTATTGATGAATTACGTCAATTAGGTGCTAAAAAGGTTGGGCTATATGTTGGTCATCATACATATAAAGAGTTCCAGGCGGATAAAGTAAACGCTGATTTTGTATGGATTCCCCGATATGGCGGGAAGAGACCAGCTTATCCATGTGATATCTGGCAATACACAGAGACAGGTAATGTACCTGGTATTGGTAAGTGTGATTTGAACCAATTGATTGGCAGTAAACCGTTAGCTTGGTTTACAGGAGAGGAACAAGCAGAACAATCTGTTGCTAATGGTGGCTATCAATACGTTAAATCTGGAGGGTTTGGTATTTCATTAGTTCAGGAAGTCGTAAACGCTATGAATGAGCGTGGAACAAAAGGGAAGGTTGTCTCTGATCCATTAACTGGTTTAGCGTACTTACAAACGGAAGTACTACCTAATGGCGAGCTTGATAAGATTACAGCTTGGATGGATGAAAGAAACTGGTGGTACGAGTATATTGAAAAATAAAACAAAAGAATAGTTTTATGAACAAAAATTATTATCTGGTTCTATATGTAGATAATTATATATTGATTTTCATCTTTATAAATGTTAGGGTAAATATACACCGTTTCTTATTTATCTATGAGTACTGTCTGTAGAACGAATAGAATAATTTGAAAAAAATCCCCTTTTGCACCTATATGCAGAAGGGGATTTTAATATTTATGAGATTTAAAATTTACTTTTAGATAACGCTTTAAGTACTGGCTTTACAATTAAACCTATTAAACGAAAGCTCTTAAATATAGCGCGTACAACTTTCAAGGAATGTTCCTCCTAGTTGATGTTAATAACTGTATTATTATATAAAAAATAGAGATATAAAAATTTTTCTTTCATATAAAATCACAGCAATTTAACAAAACATGATTTCTATATAAGTGTTCTATATTACGCTAGTGATACATATGTGAATGTGCTTTAATTTAACGAAAAAGGCCACCTATTATGAAATGCACCCCAAATGTTAGATATAATTGGGGTGCACATCTAATTCGTGAGGTATTTGAGTCGTAACTTTAAATAAGTCCATTTCAAACAGATTTTAAGCTAAAAAATTTGGTAAATCCTCTATCCATGCTTTGAAGCTATCGCAATATTCTTTGAATTTCCCTTTATCATCATAGTAATAATACACCTTCGATTCTAATCTATGTAAGCAAAAATAATCTCCATTTCCAATACCATAGAATGGGAGCATATTTGAATCCCAATTACCATTACTCATTTCATAATTATATACCTCTGCTAGTGTATCATTTCCATTTGTTTTACCCTTTGAAATATTATAAATATCACCTGGAAATGACCAGAATGTCATCAACTCAATAAAATATTTAAATTCATTACTAAACGAGCAATTAAATTTATCACTTAATTCTTTCCATTCTTTATCTGTTGGCTTGTCTAATACCTCAGTTTCTCTTTCTAGAATATTTGATAATATAGACTCTACTTCATTATAATTCAT